AGGATCATGCAAGCCACTACTAAAAAACAGGAGCAGATTGCTTCTGTTATGAGGATGAGAGCTTTAATGGACTTTAAGACCAAAGAAGTATATACAAAGGCTTTAATGGATGAGATAGAAGATAAATGTATAGTATTTGCTAATACCCAAGATCAGGCAGATAGACTATGCAAACAATCCTATCATTCTAATAACCCAGACTCAGAAGTAAACCTTCTTAACTTTAAGAAAGGTAAGATTACCAAGCTATCATGTGTACTGCAACTTAATGAAGGTGTAAACATCCCAGAGTTAAGAGCAGGTATAATCATGCATGCTTATGGTAACGAACGTAAGAGTAATCAACGAATAGGTAGACTTTTAAGGCTTAATCCTGAGGATACTGCTATCATTCATATACTGTGTTATAAGAACACTGTAGATGAAAAATGGGTAGATGCAGCTCTAAAAGATCTAGATCAGTCTAAAATTAAATACTTTGACGTAGATGATACATCACGGGAAATATAAAAAAGAAAGAGGCTTACTCAAGCCTATTACGTTAGCTGAAATAAAACAGTACGAGAAGTTTGTTTCAAGTATACCAGAAGGAGCCATCATAGAGTTCTTCTATGAGATGCAGAATGATGACGGCACTCTGCCGCAGTTGGCTAAGCTTCATGCCATGATTAAACAGCTAGCTACACATATTGGTGAGACAGCAGAAAACATGAAGCTGTTGGTAAAAGACAGAGCAGGACTATGTATAGCTAGAGAAGTATCTGGTAAAGAATACTTCTTAGCTAAGAGTTTTGGAGATTGTTCTAAAGAGGAATTATCTTTAGCTATTCAGGCTGCTTTGGAGATTGGTCAGGAAGTAAATCTGTTCCTTTATTAAGCTCTTCTGAAAGTTTTTCTATGGCTTCTATATCCATTTCATAAGAGAAGCCTTGTTCTATACCTTCTCTCTCAATTTCTCTTATTAAGAGACCAATTATATACATATGTTGCATCCAAGGTTCTGAGAAATTAAAAGTTCCTTTTATCTGACTTACTTCTTCATTAAACCGTTTTATATCTTCAGGTGTAGTTTTTTCTATAAAATAGTTTAATACAGCTTGAAGTTTTTGTAAAAATCCGGTACTAATCTTAACTATGATAATAGCATCATGTTTAAGCATTTTAATTTTTTCAGAACTTTGTTGGTTATTACTCATGAGTTTTTATTTGTAACAAATTTAATATACTTTTTGTGACAGAACAAATTAATTTAGATGAGATTAAGCTCAAGCTGATAGAGCGTTTAAAACCTTCTGGCTGGGCAACTAAGCTTAGAGGTTTTATACAAACCTCAGACTTTGATAAAATCTTAGACGTATTATATAAAATGAGGGAGGATGGTAAGAGATTTACCCCACCCTTAAAGCAGGTATTTTCAGCATTTGAAGAATGTCCACTAGATAAACTTAGAGTTATCATGATAGGACAAGACCCGTATCCACACTTTGGTGTAGCAGACGGTAAAGCATTTTCTTGTGGTAATACTAAAAAGCCTCAACCTAGTCTATCTAAGATGTTTGAGGCTATTAATGCCACTGTATATACATATGAGCCTAAACGTGATATGGATCCAGACTTAACCAGATGGGCTAACCAAGGCGTGTTACTATTAAACACGGCGTTAACATGTGAAATAGACAAGGTGGGGTCACACTATTCTGTATGGAAAGACTTTATCATGTACACTATAGATATGTTAAACTTTACAGACAGCGGGCTCATCTTTGTTCTAATGGGTAAGCAGGCTCAAGAATTAGAAGGACAAATTGGTCCCAATCATATAATAATGAAGACCACCCACCCAGCTTATGCTAGTTATACTAAACAAGCATGGGATTGTGGAGATGTATTCAACGCTTGCAATACTATTATAGAAGGTCAAAATGGAAAAGAATTTAGAATAGTTTGGTAGTTTAAGTAGTTATTTGTATATTATAGTATATAGTAAACTACATACCCAAATATTATGAAAGTAAGAATTTATACACTAACAGACCCAAGGACTAACATTGTAATGTATGTTGGTAGAACAATCTTAAGACTTTGCAATAGACTATCTAGTCATGTTCATTGTGCAAAACATAATAAAACACCTAGAGATCTTTGGTTTAAAGAACTTTTAGATTTAGGACTAAAACCTATTATTGCATGTATAGAAGAAGTAATACCTGATAATTGGGAGGAAAGAGAAAAGTATTGGATTGCTTATTATAAAAAGATTAATCCAAACTTATGTAATCTTGCTATTGGTGGAGGAGGACCATTAGGTCATAAACCACAACCAGATGTTATTTTATCTATGTCCAAAATTCATTCTAAACCAGTGTATCAATTAACTTATGATTATAATATTATAAAACTCCATGATTCTTGTAAACAAGCATCTAAAGAAGTTAGTTGTGCTGATACTTGTATTAGTACAGCAGCTAGAAGTAAAGGTTTAAAGTCAGCAGCAGGTTTTGTTTGGATATATTTATCTGATTATGATGAATGGCTAAAAAATAAAAATTCAGATAAATATGTTATAGATTATTCTTATTTAAATTCTAAAGTATCTCAATATGATAAAAATGGAAACTTTATAAAAGAATGGTCTTCTCAAGCAGAAGCTGCTAAAAGTTTAAACATTAGAAGAGAAGGTATAACCAGAGCAAAATGTGGTGATAGACCTTCATATAAAGGATTTATATGGAAATAAACAAAACTATGACTAACTATTATTTCACATTTGGACAAGAACATAGACTTTCTGATGGTTATCCTATGAGAGATCATTGGGTAAAAGTAGAAGCAGTAGACTATGGATCTGCTAGAAAAACATTTATGGAAGAGTTTGCAACACCATGGTTAGAAAGACCATTAGGTTGGGCTTTTCAATATGATGAAGCAGGTTTTAAATCAGAATATTTTCCTAAGGGAGAATATAAATTTATTAAACAAGAAAACCCCCTTAACATGGCAGTAAAAAACGTAGACTTAACAGTAAGTCAATTAGTAAGTGACCTAAACAATGGTCTAACCTGGTTCAAGAAAGATGATCTTGGCTACGGTAGTATAGAAGTAAAGTATGGTGCTACACCTGCACAAATTATGGCTATTAGAAAGCATCCTAAGCTTAAAGATGCTGAGACTAGTATTACAATCTTTAATATTATAGACGACACTAAAGATGAGGCCACTAATAAAGCCAGCCAACCTACAAGCTCCACACCAAACAATAGATTGGAACAAACAGAAATACCTGTGGTCAGTGAGAGAACAGAAGTAGATTCTACTGAAGCAGCAGATGTCTTCGCAAACCTATGATCCTCTTAGAGTTATGAGTAATAGACCCAGCCCTACAGAAAGTGCTACACTATATAATGTAGGCACATATAAAAGAGGTAATGATGGTAATATGTATACCATTACGGTTACCCAAGGAGGTGTACATAGATGGACAAAAGCTCTATATAATAATGCACCAGAAAAAACTGTATATTCTACTAAGCATCCGAATTATGTTCGTCCTACTAGTTATAAGTTTAAAATAGGAGATAGAGTAAGAGTAATTAGAGGTGGATCAGGATGTGCTCCAGAAGAAATAGGTGAAGAAGTAGTTATTACAGAACTAGGAAACTATGCTCATTATAACGATGGGTACAAAGTATATCCACCTATAGGTAATACAAAGTCAGGGACTTATGGAGGATTTATAGGACAAGAATCTTTTGAATTAGTAGTAGAACAACAACCAGTTATTAAACCAGTAAACATTAAACCCCTTAACTTAAGTAAAATGGCAAAAGTTGCTAAATCAGTTACAAAAAGAACTGCACAAGAAATCCGTAAGATTGAGACTTCTTTGATTAACAAAGAAGAGGTAGTTAAGATGTTGGCTCTAGCAGAGTCTACAGGATTACCACTATTGTTAGTAGGTGAACCAGGTGTGGCTAAGACCAAGACTATTATAGAATATGCTAAGGCATGGTTGAACAAAGATGGTCAGATGACTGCCCAGGATTTTGCTAACAAAATGTATATTCTAGAGACTGATGAGGGT